TTGATTGGTAGAGTTCCGTTATTTAATACTACAGAACAACCGATTGCTTGTTTCTTAAAGTTTTTAGCGTAAGCTGCCGCATATGTAGAACTGTCTACACCACATCCAACTTGCATTCCAAAGACTTTGAATCGTTTTCCTACGAACCATTGAGTATAAGCTAAAGTATGCGTATGACCGCAGACTGATGACATCAGGTTGTTTTTTGCTTTGGCAGCACTTTGACCTCCTTCTCCGTGTTCGTAAAGTACATCATCATATATAACAGATTCTACCCAATTCCAATTAGGAGTATTTAAGACTTCATTGTATGACCTTATCCAGGCAGCAGGAATACCGCCTGACATAGCCTTACGACTCGCCATTCGATCGTGATTACCAATCATTACATCTGCGTAAGGGAAAGCTTCATACCACTTAGCTATTTTCTTAATAGCAGTTTCAAGCTCTAATCCTGAAGACATTCCATCTGGATCTGGCTCGTGATATGAGAAGCCGTGAGCATCAATGCAGTCCCCTATGAATATAACTTGGTTACAATTAAAGGCTTCATACTGCTCTAAACACCAATCAAGGTAGCCATCTAAACAGAATGGTTCGTGAAGATCTCCGATTACTAGAATGTTTCTAGTTTCCGTTTCTCTCATTTTCTGTATAGCAGCTACCTCGTGAGGTTTTAGTCTGTATCTGTTATTTTTTTCCACTATCTGCAATACCTTGTCCTAACACTAGGGCTATAGCTGCGTAAAATAATTTAGTTGCTGTTTCCTCATCTACTCCTAAATAAGTAACAATAATAGGAACGACAATAGAAGCTACTGCATACCAGAATTTCTTTGATTTAAACATTGTTGAGATTAGCCATTTTTTCATAATTATTTATTTTTGATTATTAAATTAATATTTTCACCGCCTAAATTAACTATTTCTTTCATTAACAAGTCCATAGCTAATACAGAGTTACTAACAAAGTCCTGTTGGCTTCCTAGCCCTACTAGAACGCAACCTTGTGTATCTGCATTAGTATTTCCTCTATGGAATAATACGTAATTTCTATTTGGTACATCTTGAATTAATAAATGTAAATAGTTTTTTGTTGCTGATTCTCTTGCAAGTCTAAGTCTCACAGGATATTCACCTACAGGAATACAGCTAATATTTTTTTGATTATCTAGCCAAGGGTTTTCTAAAGTGTCGCAAAGTCTTTCACTATTTAAAAATAATTCACCGATTGTAGATTCGTCAGTAAATGTATCACGAATTATTAAAAGATTTATCATTTTTTTTTTTCATATTTAATGAATTTATAAATCGTAAAAGCGATAGCTAGTATTAAAGAAACTAATGTTAAAAATTGATTAGCTTGACCAACACTAAAAGCTATTGCTGTACTATTTGCTAATCCTACTTGTAAGCTGTCTTGCATTCGATTTATTTTTAGGCTTTTTTTCCAAGTAGGATTTAAGCTTAGTTATATTAATTGATTTTGGTTTGTAGTGTTTCTTCATTAATCCGATGCATTTAAAAAGTCTGATAATGTAAGTTTTGTTCCTTGCTTAGTTGGTCTTTCAAGATTCATCCCGTTATAATATGCCACTCTTGTTGCATCCACATCTGAACCACTCGAAGTGCCATATTCAGGGAAGCTAGAATTGTTGTTACAAATATAGTCTATCATTCTTTCTAAATAATATTCACCAGTATTCTTACATTCTTCACGTAAATGCTGTGCTTCTTCACTTGTTAAAGCAGTTCCATTTTCACTTGTTTTGCTGTATATGTTCCCTGCCTCCACTTTAAAACGTAAAAACGGAATGGCGTGATACATAGCCATCACTGGCAAAAAATCCCCTATGTAATCATCTAGTAATGTCTTGTATGCTTCGTTACCAACCGCACCGACAGTTCCTGTTGATATTAAGGTTTTTAATTTATTATTTAATGGTGTGCCTAGTCGAGTCTCACACCACAGCTTTTGAGCTTGACGGACATACGGCAATAGCAAATCGACATCAACTGATAAATTTATTGCAGTTGATTCTTTTAATTTGGCTTCTGATATGAATAATACGTATGACATTAGGTTACATTTTTATATTTAGCTATTAATTCTGGATTTACAAATCCGTGATTAGGCATATCGTGCGGAGCTACCGATACTTCTTTTGCGTTTCTAGGTAGTTTTATACCTCTTGATTTTGCTTGAGTTGATGTTATAATTTTATCTGAATTTTTAGGTTTCTTTCCTTCTTGTACTAGTATGATTCTGAACCATTTATGCTCACATAGAGCGCCTCCTTTCCACTTCCAAATTGAATAAGTATTCGCTCCACCCTTACCCCATCCTGGATTTACCGCCTTTCTACCCATAGCAATAATATCTTCTTTACGATATATTTTATTTGAGCTTGTCATTTTTTTACAAAATTCTCTTTCCCCTGTTAGGCTTCCTGTGTATCTGTAACGCACTCTGTAAATGTCATCTTCATAATCTGTTTGCTTACTCTTTTGGTCTTGCCCTGACTTTCTGTTTGGATAAGCTGAACCAGTACTAGCAAATTGGTAATATTCAGAATGTAATTCATTTTCAAAGTCAAAGTCTTCAATTTCATCTTCAGCTTCTTCATCACTTAAAATTTCATAGCCTTTAGGCATATCTTCTCCAAACTCCTCAATAAACTTTGACAGCTCTGTTGCTTCTGTATGCCCATCACAAGCCATATAAACCGTTTTACCTTCATATTCGTGTTCGTGATACCCTTCACACCCTAAAGTCTTTGCACTCGCTAAGGCTTCTTCTATGGTATCAAAAACAGGCTTTCCGTCTATCATTCCAACTTTAGAAAAGTCTTCTCTTACTTCTACATCTACATCTAAAGGTGCGTAACCCATTTCTTCCCTTATTTCATCAGGTGTTAAAACTGCAGCAAGATCTTGATTCGTGAACTTAGTTGTTATTGGTTTAAGCTGTACGAACTGAACAGGCATATCCATATTGTTAATCTTAAATATCTTACTTAATACTTTTAAGATTTGCCCTTGGAATGGTTTAATCACAGTATTAAGATAAAAATTTGCGGCTGAATTTAATTCGTCTGCATTACTTGAAAATCCATTTGCCGAATCCAATCCCATTAAAGTCTTGCTTGTAATTCTATTCCCTGAGCAAATGTTACTAGTGAGTAGTTCTTGGAGTGCCAAAAATTGTTTGTCAAGATCTGATGGACTAATAGATGTTATTGTTGGAACTCTTGTCTGGTCATCGCTGAAAGTTAGCACAAATTTACCCGCATTTTTTTCTGACGAAAATTTAGATTCTAAACTTTGTTCTATCTGGTGGCGTTCTTCTAATGTAGGAATTCCATTTGCGAAACTAATCATAAAGCTACCAGTAAATCCGTTGCTTATATTATTAAGATGAAATTCTGAAACTTTAGAATCTATTAAACACCAATTTGCACAAGAAACCCAGTCAGCAGTATAATATGAGTTCATATTTGGACTATAAAGTCCAGAATATAATATTTGATTTGGTGATGTTCTATCATTTGCGTTGAAAGCAGGTACTCTGTAAGGCTTGTTAGTTCTTGTATTTGCCCAGTCTCCTGAAACATAGTAACCATTAGTTTTACCTAATTCATCTGGGCGTTCACATCTTATTTTTTCGACTGGAATATGATGAATTTCTGCTATCTGTGTTCTATCTTTTGACCATATTATATTTAATGCAAATGCTCCTTGTAATTTAAAGTCAAATGCTACTTTTTTTAATACTTCGTGTAAAGTTTCATTACCATTAGCATTATTCATAAAGTTCTGTAGCTTTACTGTAGCTTCTAAGTCTCTATCGTCTTCATCTGTTATGACTAAGTCTTCAGCACTAATCATTTCAGCTGTAGCGTTCACGATTGCAGATGTTATAGAACTAGAATAATAAAGGTCAATTAAAAATTGAGGATAGAGGTTTGCCCATTGACCACTTGCATCACCATAAGAAATCCAATCTTTTCCCCTTTGTTCTGATATGACTGGTGCTGTTGAAGTGCTTAAATCTACTGATATTATTTTATCCATTTTATAAGTTTGAAAGTCTTTCGTTTATGTTTGCAGTTAAAGTAGGTGAGGTTGAACTAAATATCTGTATTTCAAAAATACTAGCATCTAATAAATCTCCCATACTTTGAAATATAAAAGAATTTGCAGCAGTTACTGTGTTTGTTTGTAAAATACCATTAACATTTAAAGAAATTCGATTACCTGAATCTCTAGTTATAACCACATATGCATCTTCCCAATTTCCAGTTGTAGTATTAAAAGAAGCACCAACACCGCTTGTAGGTAGTACAGATAATCCCTTAATTCCCGCTAAGCTGATTGTTGTTGCGCCACCAACTGGATGGTCTTTAATAATTGCTCCAGTAAAGGTAGTAGCTTTTAATTTAAAACCAATTGTAAATTCTGTTGCTAAAGTAAATGATTCTGCTGAATTTAAATGCGTAAATTTTGAATCATCAAAAATAACACCACCTGTGCTTTCAGTATATCTAGGTTGATTACCTGGAACTGTTTGAATCATATCATTTGTGTTACTGGAGCTATCTTTCCATATGCTTACTTTCCCTGATTCTAATGTGATGCCAGTTTTATTTTTATAAAAAGCTACAATAGAAGATTCATCAGCAGGATTCCATAAGACAATGTCTTCTCCATACCATACAAAATTAGGAGTATCTGGGGCTTCGTGTTGCGTGTATTGTACCTGCTCAGTACCTTTTTTCTCTGTTAAATTTAAAATTCCTTTAGTTACTATTCCATTTACTACTCCATTTGTATCAGCTACAGGTAATACATCTGATTCATTAGCAGGTGCAGTACCAAAAGCAACAACAACAGAACCAACCCAACTAACTTCATAAACTTCATATTTCCAATGTCCTGATGGTAAAAGATGTATCTCAGCAGAATATAAGTCAACTGATGTTAAAACTGCTTCATATATAAAACTTATTCCAGTATATCTATCATAAATTACTGAATTTGGATATACATATGCAACAGAACCATCTAGGTCATTAATAAACTTTACTAAAAATCTAATCTGAGTTTTAGCGACAGTAGTGTTTATTCTATTATCTTCTGTACTAACTTCAGCACTTATGTTTGTTGCAGTAAAACCTTGTATCATACTATATAATAGAAAAAGTCTATTTCTGTTTGGTTAATAAAGGAAAAAGGAAGCCGAAGCCTCCTAATTCCTATAACGAACGCTAGATCTCTCTATATACAGTCGAACTGCACCACCCTCGTTAAACTTAAAAAGAAAAGGGTTGTAATTAAACAACCCCATTCAAGAATTATAATAAAAGAAACTTATTAAGAAGTTACTATTGTTCCAAAATTAAATCCTGCATTTGTAAAAGGTCCTGTTGCTATTGGATAGTCTGCTACCATTGGGAAAGGAGAAGCCTCCATTCCATCGAATGTAAGAGTATAACCTCCTCTATCTCCCCACGCAGCCCCAGAATCCATAGTACCTGCATTAAGCTCCATACCATTAGTTACTCCTAAAGCAACTATCACGTCTGTTCCTGAAGGTAAAGTTGCGTTTAATTGAGCAAAACATACAAGTTTTGTCGCTCCTAAAAGTTTGATTTGATTTTGGTCTTCTTTTGTAAGTCTGTTAAGAATTACGCTTAAAGAAGGAGTGTAATAAATAGTTCCATTTTCTCTCGATCCCACGATTGTATCTGTTAAACTAGCTACGCCTAAAGGCATAGTATATCTATATAAGTCATTAGAACCCATTTCTAGGTCTGTAACTTCTCCTGCTGTAACTGGAAGTCCTGTTGTTTCTATTGGTGCTGTAAATTGGTCGTAAACTCCGAAATAAACGAATTTAATTCCACCACTGATTCTATTACAGTCGAGTCCCCTACCTTTTGTTAATATGCCACAAGCCATAATTGGTTAATTTTTAAGTGGTTATAAAGATGGAGGGTTTTGACACCCTCCTTCTCCGTTTTTATTTATTTAATTATGATTGTCTTACGATATCAGCTCCTGTACCTGTTTGTACACCTGCTGAATAACGAGCAACCATTCTAATATTATCACTTCCGTCCAAAGTAGCCATATCCATCAAGTTGATTCTAGTAGCATCACTTAAAAGGTCAGTTCCAAAGAACAAGTTTGACTTCTGAGCTACTACCATTTGATTTTCTAACATTCCGTTACATACAGCCAATTTATACCCTTCAAACATTGGTACGTAATCTCCGTTCATATTGTAAGCATTCACATATCCTAATGTAGAAACTGCTCCAATGTAGTATTGGTAACTTCTTTGGCTCATATAGATATGTAAATCTTCTTTACCTAAAGTTGTTGTAGGAATTGCAGCTACTGCTGACTGTAAGTTAGCAATGATATTTGCAGCAGTATAAGGTATTGCCGCACCATCTTGAACAACTGTTGCATCAACTCCTGGTAATAAAAGTCCTGTTACATTTCCTAAGAAGCCATTGAATTGTCCTGCTACATTTGTTCCTCCCCAAATTGAATCTTCAGTTGCTTG